GAGCGCAATGGATCTATTAACATTGCATAACTCTTACCACCACCTGCAGCTCCACCATATAAGACATCCTTTTCTGGTGCAGCTAAAAAATCTTTCTGTGGCCCTTTGTTAGGCATAAACTCAACGTAGGAACCTGTTTCATCTAAATGTTGCTGTATAGCATCTGGTAGTTCTTTACTTTCTGCTTCAGTAATAACATTAGATGTTAATACTTTTTTACTTGTAGCTAACTTCTTTTCTTCTTTGCGTAAGTTTCTGCGCAATTTTGTAACTTTAGAGTTTTTCTTTCTTAAAGCTTTTTGTGCGTGTATTGCTGCTTTAACATCAGATAACTCATTATTTTTAGGTCTACCCCTTTTCTTCTGGGGAGTGCCATCTTTCTTTAGTATATAGTTCCCTTGAGAATCTGTCAAGTATTTTTTAGGATTTTTTAGCCAATCGTCCATAAACTTTATCCGTATGTTTTTTTAAGCCTGCTCTCGACATTTTCCTACCTGTTTCAGCCTCTAACCAATCTACACCAATGCCTAGACTAATTTCTCCTGCGTGTACAGATTCAGCTACTTCTTTAAGTATATTGAGTTGTTCAGGTATAGGTTTTAAGTAACCGTCTACAGGAGACATCTCATAACCAAAAGGAACAGTAGATGATGTACGTCTAACATAATTATCAGGAGCTAACATAGTCATTTGATTTAACTGTTGCATAAGGATACCCAGTGTCACCACTTAACCTTATTAGCCCAATAAGCTGCAGACGTTTTACCTTTCTTTATATTTTTACCGTGCCTAGCTTTAAACGACTTACGTTTAGCTTTCATTCTATCAGACTCACCAGCTTTAGGTTTACCTGCAGTGCTTGCGCCCTTTTCACCAAAACGTATCATACGAAGTTTACCGTTATCTTTGATAAGAACAACGTGACTTTTTTTACCTTTCGATGAAGCTTTAGGCTTGTTTAAACCTTCAAAGGTCTCACCTCTGTGTGTTACACTCATTATCTTTTTTTCCCCTTATGTAAACCGTGGTTAGCACGTTGTTTACCTTGAGCAGTAGCTTCTCTTTTCTTTTTATTAGCGGCAGCTAGTTTCTTTTTACCTGCTGCAGTAGACTGTAGTTTCTTTATAGTTGCTGCAGGCGCATAGACTTCTCCTGTCTTAGAAGATTTCTTACCACTAGCAGTACGCCACTTTTGTTTTGTCCATCTCTTTAAAGACTGTTGAGATTTCTTTAAGGCCATTGTTATTTTTTCTTCTTAGCTTTTATCTGAGCTGTCTTAGAAAGATCCTTAAGATGAAAAAGCTTAACACTTGTTTTAGTGTGTGCTTTATTTGTATGAACAGTACCGTTAGGCATTTTATGAGAAACACCTTTGTATTCAGTACCGTCTTTTTTATAATGTTTAACGCCTTTCATTTATATCCTCCACCTGCTTTTTTATATTGATTAGCTAATAGCTGTGCTTTACGGGCAGACCACTGACCAGCGTTACCGCCTTTAGTTCCTGCTTTAATTTTATTAAACAAACGCTTTCGCATAGTAGGTTTAGTGTAGTTACCTGCTTTGTTTACGGTTGATTTCTTTTTTTTGGCGGCCATAGTTTTCCAGTTGCGATAACGCTTCTCTATATTGCAGTTTATCTTTACGTTGTTTTAAATCGTAGCGTTGTTCTTTCTTACCTTGTTTTTTAAAGTAGCTGTCTCTACTGGTATTTTTCACAAAGGTAACTTAGCTCTTAACTTAGCATAGAGTTCTGGTTTAACTCGCTTTAACATAACTACACCTATTACAACTATAAATATTGTACCTATTAAAAAGTCCATAGTGTTATTCCTTATTGATTACAGTATAATGCTCTTTATCTATTTCAATTGGGGCTTTATCTGGCATTAAAAAGATACCCCCACCTACGTTATGGTTGACATCCACTCTATCTATCTTGACTACACCTACTCTATCGAGCAATGTAGTGGCCGCAGCTAGTTTATTACTAGCCTGGACAATAGGTCTGTTGGATTCCATAATCTCTACGAGCTTAAAAGCTGCTTTAGGAGCTGATGTTGCTAGTACTTCTTTAGTTAGCTCTAGTATTTCAGATGTTAAACTCTTAACAACGTGATGATGAGGTGAAGAATAGCCTGCTAACTGTGCAGCTTGCTTCGCATCACCTTGAGTTTCTACAAGATGCTTAAGAAAAGACTGTTGCTTCTCTGTTAACTCTCGTTTTACTTCTTTTTTTTCAATTGTATTTAATACTGACATTAGAATAGTATATAGTTCCCTTGAAGATCTGTCAAGTTATTTACGATATGTCTTGACAAACAGTAATCTGAACTATATACTAAAGTAATCTTCCCCCCAGGGTTCAACCTAGTATACCTAGCTCTATAAAGCTCTATAGAGTCCGCAGATATACCAGTATTCTATCTGGTTAATGGTCTAAATCTATAGAAAATGTATATGTATGCTATATATATGGGTGGTACCCCCTATGGTCTCCTGCCCCCCCTTAGATCTCTGTAGACTTCAGCACCTAGAAAGTAACCTTCGCAAGCTCAGAAGACTCTTTATCCTGCAGAACTCCATAGAACTACAGAGATCTATGGAGGCTGGAGAGCTAGGGGGTACTTTTAAAGAGTTCTATCTGGTTTACGGAGCTACAGAGACCTGTAAAGTCTATAGATACTACTATATAACTTCACAGTCTCCCCAGAACTCAATGGCAGATAGACACCTTATCCCCTCAGTTAACCTATTGAGTTCATTGGTATTCCATATACTTATCATCCTTATCAAAGGGGATGCAAAACTACGGTTAGGCAAGGGAGTGCATAGGTTTCATTTAATTCAGATTAGCACCTTAAATTGTGTGCAATTCTGTGGGTAACTTTAGGCCGACCAAGAGATCCTTTAGAGATCAAAGGGAGGCAAAGTTATCCATCATATTGTGCATAATGATAAAGAGTCCTTTTGAGCCTGCGAGAAAGAATTACAGACCTGAGGAGCTTTAGCGACGAAGAAATTTTATTTTTAAAATAATTAATTTATTTCTTGACTTTCCAGGATTCATTAAAATATGGCCATAATTAAATTAGCAGTAGGTCACAGATTTTGTTATACTTGGTATTCATTCAACGGGAGAGAAAAAATGAAAGGCCAAAACGAACTGTTAGTCACTGAAATATTTTTTAATACATTAACAAGGCTTGAAAATAAGTTTAACGCGAAGAATTGCAAGGGGCCAGATATTGAGAGGATTATTGATATTGAGTTTAAACACGATTTAAAAGCCACCAAGAATACATATGGTGAAAATAAATATATGCATCTTATGTGTGATATGAAAGATATTATTAAAATTACTACTCGCACTTACTCCGATGATTCTAATATTTTAAGAGAGTATAAACTTGCTGAATATGGCACAGAGTTAATTTTAACCAGAGAAGATAAAAGATTCGAACTATAATTTTCTCCCACGAGGGGGTGAAATTCCCCCTCAATTTTTAAAAGGATAATAAAATGATACAAAGAATGATAAAAAGTTACGGCTCTCAGTCCCGCAAAATAGCGTGGAAAAATGCCAAAGCAGAAGGAGTCAGCCGAGGAAGTCATATTTATATTGGATCAGAAAAGAGTATCGATTTCTTTCGGGCAAGAGATAACAACGTAGAGATAGGCGTTCGCAACATAACATTTAATAACGGGGGGCTGTAATATGTCTTATGATTTTTTAGAAAATTTTAAAAGCACAATTTTAGAAATTAATAATTCTAATATGTTGCTTGCTAAAGAAGCAGAGCATCAAAAAGAATTGGAAGAAATTCAACATCAGGCAAGCGAAGACGAAGCAGAGGAGTTAAATTTTAATGACTAATCAATTCACTTTAAAGACTACACCATTCCATTACTTGCTTAATATGTTTTATAAATATGTAGATAGATTGGGATATGATGAAGCTATTATATTTATGAGTGCAGTTTATCCTTATGAATGGGAAGATCATTACGAAGATGTAATGCTTGCTTATGATTACGAATTTAATAATTTAAAGAGGGGCGTAGAATGAGTGAGCTAGAATTTAATGCGGTCTGTAATTGCGGTAAAGAATTAGAACATTTTGAAGCAGAGCCAGAGCTTGGGCATCTTTCTGAGGTTTGGTGCTGTCAAGATTGTGATAGATCTTATATGGCTCAAGAATTATATTGTTACTAAGGAAATTATGAAAATTAAAATATCCAACACCAAAAAAATGGGAGCTGTTTTCTCTTGGTCTACTCAGGCTGGACATCCTTCGGAGGGCGGGAGTTGTCCCGCTTCCTTTGATGACTCTGGAAATTATGTAGATGCCTGCAAAGGATGCTACGCCAGAGAAGGAAATTATCGATTCCCCAATGTAAAAAACACACGCTTTTATAATATGGAAGACTGGAAACGTGAAGATTTTGCAAAAGAGATGATAGAATATATTGATTTGAACTGTAGATATTTCAGGTGGTTTGATTCTGGTGATATGTACAATCTAAAATTAGCCACTAAAATCCTGGAAATCTGCAAAGCCACGCCACACTGTAAGCATTGGATTCCAACAAGACAATACAAATTTCCAAAGTTTAATAATGTGATTGAACGATTGAACTCATTGCCAAATGTTGTGGTTCGTCTGTCTTCTGATTCTGTTATAGGTCACACAGTAGAAGGAAAAAACACCAGCACCATAGCGCCAAACTTTCATATCAAATCTTTATCAAAAACATTTACTAAATGTAATGCACAAGATCAAGAGGGGCAATGCAAATCTTGCCGGCACTGTTGGGATAAAAAAATAAACGTTGTTGTTTATCCAAGTCACGGACAAAGAATCAAAACAGTATTAAAAACTAAGGAGTTAACGCAATGAAAAAACCAAAGGGAAACAAAGTATTATTGCACAATGATAATACGAATTCTTGGGTGTGGGGAAATGTTGAAAGCTTATTAAGTATTCAATTTACTGCTAACTTTTTAGATCCTGATGGCAACGAGTGCTTTGGATATTATTTTTATAGAGATGTAAATCTAACTTGGAAGGACTCGGAAAAATAAAATAAGATTGAACGCATAATATAAATGTGGTTGAACGCGGTCACATATTCTGCTAAAATTATAGGTACTAAATAAATAACCAAAGAAGGGGAGCTATCCGATGAGTGAAGTTATTGATCCAGAAATACAGAAGATTGCTGTTAGTCTGCAAAAATATATAGACCATAAATTAGACGTTATTACAGACTCAGACTGGTTTGAACAATTAGTCGAAGCTAAAGTAAAGGAGCTATCCGATGAGTAAAGATATGATTGTTTGTTATACACAAGAGCGAGATTATCCCAACGCATCTTTAGATAATATTGAAGCATTTAGGGAAGACGTTAAAGGGGCGTTCGCTCGCTACCAAGAGCTTATCCAAGACGATTCCATATATTCTGTTTCAATATGTCAGGTGATCAATTCCACGGACTATGACGGATTACCAGAACCTCAAGCAGTAGACGATTACTATATGTCACTACAAGATTAACCCCGATGAGTTGGCAGATCTCTTTTATGTGTGGAACTTTATAAGTTGCTCCCTAAAACAAAACTGCCTCAATTAATTTAAACTAAGGACATAGATAATGAATGAGATAGAAAAGATAGATTATATTCACGGAGTAATTAAAGAAACTCTACAGGCTATGGAGAATGACATAGGTAACATACCTCAATGGCAATTAGAAAACTCTTTAACATTACTTGAGGATTTAAGAGAGCCTTACTTGATAGCTATAAAAAATAAAATAAACTCAGGACAATTTTAATATAGGATTGAACGCACTATGAATAACAAACTACAATTACTTTACGATGTTGAAAGCTCGTTAGCTGTGTTAGAACTACGCATACCTTATGGCCTCCGCAAATCTTCACAGATTTCAAGGGCTGTCTATTGCATTGGTCAGTTAATCGAACTAGAGATCCAGGATCAAGTGGAACGAGGTAACTCTCATATCATACCTAGCTATGCCGATGGCAGGTATCAGGAGATTGAAATAGAATACAACGCAATGCAGCAGGCTATTGATGATGATGAGGAGAAAGCCGATGAGTGAACCAACCTACTCTGAACAAATGCAAGAAGAACTAGAACCTATAACTAACAAGGAAGACGGTAGCAAACCAGTCACTAAGCACACTAGAGCTAAGAGAGATGGCACGATATTAGTTTGCCCTAAATGTAAAGAAGGCAGTATAGTATATCATTTCAGTTGGGTTGCTATTGTTTGTTTAAAATGTAAGGCCGAAGTTTATAAGTATGATTGGAGAGTGGCTGATGAACAAACGTAACCCTGTTAAAAAAAATATGGATAAGCTGCACAAACCTAAGACACACACAGATAAGACTAAGTACAAGCGTGTTAATAATGATTGGTCTTATGACTCTAACGGAACACCAATAACTAACGAGGAAAAGTAAAGATGAAAACCAGAACTAAAAAATATGTAATGACAGTGAACAAAGATAACTTTGCAGAACAATTTAGACTCGATGTAATAAGAGAAACAATTAAGTTTGTTAATAAGCATATAGATAGAAAGTTATATGTTAAGTGTCACGGAAGATTTGGTAAGAACAATCCTAACTTAGCTAAGTATACTAATCAACACGGCAATATTAACTGGAGAGATTGTAAATTAGAAGATGCTCAAAGAGTAGACGTATACATTCACGAAAGATAACCTTGAATAAAGAAGTGTTAAGATTTGTTAAGAGCCATTGACAATTTCTTAATGCTTCTTTAAACTCTATAGAGCTAAGAAGGAAAACAATATGAATGAGAAGAAAGTAAAAGCATTACGAAAGAAAATCAAACCGCTTCAAGTAGAATGGTTAAAGACATTGTTGAACGAAGAAGAAGCAGCACAGGTCTCTATAGATAACATAGATGAGTTAGCTCCTACACAGGATTACTATATGGCTAATCGAACTATGTACCTTTCCTTTATGACACCTAAATGGATAATGAAATATCTTAAACAGTATCCTAATATTAATTCCTTTGCAGAATTAAGTATGCACTATGAAGATTGGAGAACTAAAAACAGAGGCTCTTTAAACTGGATACAATAAACAAAGGAGAACAAGTATGTTTAAAACTATATCAATAGCACTCGTTAGTGCTTTGTTAATAAATATTGTAGGATTAAATTTATATAATCTACATATTGAACAACGCTTTGAAGGCCAAGTTGTTACTACTAATTATCTTAACGATAAGATTATTAAAATTAAAAGCAATATCCTGGAACTTAAAGCTAACTCGATAGGCTCTATCTCCCGTGCTGACCTTGTGGATACTCAAAACTTTATAGAGTATAAGGTATCTATGAATAAGAAAAGTGTGAATGGTTTTATAGATAGTCTTAACAAAGATATGGAACGTCTTAATGTTATCTCTCATTTGAGTCAAGACAACGATGAATACTTTCAAGAAAAGATTGAATATCTATTGCAAGAAATACAGTTGCTTCAAGATCAAACAATAGTACCAGAAGAAATAATAGATGTACCTGTGGTTGAACGTGAAGCAGTACCCGTTGTTGCTGCACCTATACCAGAAGAAACAAATACACATATCGAATCTTATCGTGTTGAAGAATGTTCTTATGCATTAGAAAGCGGTAGACAAAATAGTACTAAAGCAATACAGCGTACAGTAGATAGCCTTAGAAAAAAAGGAGCATACAATATCTCTGTATTGTTTAATATAAATACACAAGGGCAAGCAGAAGATCTTACAGTTAAGTCTAACACTGCACCCGCTAAGTTAGAAAGAGCTGTACAAAGATACGTTTCTAAGTTAAACTTTGTACCTAATGAAACGCTTTTATCTAAATGTGAAATGAGTTTTAATTTAAATGTAACATAAACGAGGAAATAAAGATGGCTGAAGAAAATACATTTAACGCACAAAGTGGAGTCGGTGAAGTTACAGGTATTGCTTACTATGCAAATGTAGTTACACCTAACACTAAGTTCGATCCCCACAAGTGGGAGATTAGTGTAGTATTAGACGATGATACGTTAATTGATTTTGAAAATAGAGGACACCCTATAAAAGAAAAAGACTTTGGTAAGTTTATTCATTTTAAAAGAAATGTAGATAGGAAAGGTGGCGGTCAGAATACTCGGCCTATTCTTATTGATGAGGAACGTAAGCGTGTAGATACATTACCTACAATTGGTAACACTTCGAAAGTAAGGGTACAGTATAGCGAGTACTCTTGGAGCTATCAAGGCAAGGCAGGTAAAGGCAGAGACTTACGCGCTGTTCATTTAATAACACACGTTCCGTATAAAGAACCTGATGGTGCGGGTATGTACGATGAGGAGGCTTTTTAATGGTAAAAAAAAATCCTGCATCTATTACTATTGATGGTGTTCAAATAAATGCTGATGAAC